AGACAACAAGGTTCTAGTTGGAGCGGACGCTTCGGGAATTGAGTTGCGAGTATTAGCCCACTACTTATCTAATTGGGATGAAGGAAGCTACGCCAAGACGATTGTCGAGGGTGACATTCACACCGCGAACCAAGAAGCTGCGGGTTTGTCTAATCGCGACGAAGCGAAAAAATTCATATACATGTGGTTATACGGCGCTGGTGACGCAGCTATCGGTGCGATTGTAGATGGCGGAGAACGCGAAGGTAGAACTCTGAAAGAACAGTTCCTCGCCAAGATTCCCGCTGTTGCCTCTCTGATGAAAGCCATCGAGCAGTCAGTGAAACGCAGCGCTACCATCAAGGGTCTTGACGGTCGAGTCATCCCAGCACGTAAGGCATTCTCCGCGTTGAACCTAGTATGTCAATCAGCAGCAGCCGTCATCATGAAGAAGGCGTTGGTGTTGTTTGCTGAGAGTGCCAACGACGATGACTACGAGATGCACGGTAACGTCCACGATGAGGTTCAGTTCTCTTGTGACCCTGACAAAGCCGACGAGCTTGGTCAGTTGTTTGTGGACAGTATCAAGAAAGCTGGCGTGGTGTTGAATGTCCAATGCCCCCTTGATGGGGAATACAAGGTAGGCGCTAACTGGAAGGAGACTCACTAACATGAAGAAAATACTACTAGACGCCGACATGCTGGCTTACCGGGCTGCTTTTGCTAGCGAGGTTGAGACCAAATGGGACGAGGACACTTGGACTCTAACCTGTAAGGAGAGCGACATGAAGCGGGAGGTTAAGGCATTCATGTCGAACCTAGCGGAGACGATGCAATCGAAAGACATCGTCCCGGTATTCTCTACGTCCACCAACTACCGCTATGGCATATGGCCTGACTACAAAGCCAACAGGAAAGACAAGCGTAAGCCTGTCGGACTCAAGTGGCTCATCGGATGGATTACTGAAACCTACAAGGGTATCTCTGAGCCAAACATAGAGGCTGACGATTTGATTGGTATACTGGCGACAAGAGACCCCAAGAACACCATAGCGGTATCAGGTGACAAGGACTTTGAGACCTTGCCCATCACTTGGTATAACCCGCTCAAGGACGAGACTAAAACAACCTCCCCGGAAGCAGCGCGTAGGTTCCATTTAATCCAAGCGCTAGCTGGAGACCCCGCTGACGGATACAAAGGAGCTAAAGGTGTTGGTATTATTGGAGCTAAAAAACTACTCGACAAGGACGGTTATAAATGGGATACCGTGGTAGCAGCTTACGAGAAGGCTGGGCAGACCGAGGAGGATGCTTTGCTTAACGCGAGACTGGCCTACATCCTCCACGACAAAGACTTCAACGCAAAAACGAAAGAGATAACACTATGGACGCCAGCGAAGTGAACGACCCTAAAGGAGCCGCAGGTGCTTTGAAGACACCCATGCACCTGCTTCCCTCATCGGCTCTTGAAGAGACCGCATGGGCGCACAAGCTTGGAGCTGAAAAGTATGGTCCTTACAACTGGAGGGACACAGGAGTTTGCGCTACAACCTACGTTGCTGCCATCATGAGACATCTAAACAAGTGGAGAGACGGAGAAGACCTAGACGATGAGTCTGGTCGCAGTCATTTAGCACATGTTATTTGCTCAGCAAACATCCTTTTGGACGCCGCTCATTGCGGAACTCTACAAGACGACAGGCACAAACAACCGTAAGGCTAGGTATATATGAAACAGGAAAACCAAATTCCACCAATCAACAGTGAATTACTCAAAGCCTTAAAAGCTCAGTTCCCTATGCGAGACCTTGGTCTTGACTACAACTTAAGAGATATGGACTATCATGCAGGGCAGCGCTCAGTAATTCATTTTCTTACTTTCAAGCATAAAGAACAACGAGAAAACTCGCTAACATCCATCCCAGATAACTAACATAAACTCCTATAAGCCATGTGCATCGGTTCGACTCCCACCCCGCCTCCTCCGCCTCCTTCTCCCACGCCTCCACCAAGGCCCATGCAGAAAGTCAAAAAAGTAGAATCGACTGCACGTAAAACCCGCAAAGAGAATCAACGTCGCGGAGGACAACGCTCTCTTCTTATCAACAGGACGGCTCCTAAAACAGGCTCAGCGGGAAGCGGAGCATCACCTTATTAAACACTATGAGTTATTACGGAAAAACAATCACAAACCCGGCACAGGCGACAAACACTGAAGTTGACTGGAACGGTTCTACAGGAATGTTTGCTGTTGCAGGAAGTAACTTCCAAAGTCAAACAGTTAAACTACAGCATAAAATCGGTGACACTTGGGTTGACATCGGTTCTGACGCTTCTTTTACAGCCAACGGAGCTGTTCTATTTACCACCTCTGCTTCTAAAGTTCGAGTGAACGTCAGTTGGGATACAAATTCCTCACCTCCTGACCTTGTTGTCGTTATTGAAGTGAAACCTGTTGTCGAAAACAAAGCTTACTAACCATGTTTCAGTTTCCCGCAGGTTCCAACACCGCACCCCTTACAACGGCTGTTGCTAGACCTACATTCTCTGGTCTTACAGGCGGGGGATTCGACCCTCTGTCCTTAAACCCGATTTTGGCGTTTGAGGCAAGCAGGTCGATGCTGGCTGCTGGTGATGGGGCGGCGGAAAACTTAGACCTTGTAGCCACTTTTGAAAACCGAGTCAGCGGTGGCGCGAACGCGACCCAGAGCACAGCTTCCAACCAACCCCGCGCACACGTTCCAGTAGGTGACGGTCATCTTTATCTTCCGGGAGTCAGCGGAAACTACGCGAGTGTGCCAGATGCTGATAACCTCGACGGATTCAATGACTTTACTCTTGAGTTCGTAGGGTCTTCCGAAGACTGGCATGATGGACTCGCGCTCTCATTAATTGGTAAATATCGACCGGGAGTGTCCAGTTATGTGGTGCGCCTTCAAGCAAACGGAACCATCTTTCTACTTTATAGCTCATCAACAACTGACTACGCCTACTATTCAAATGCTTCTCACAATCTTGTAGACGGAGCGAAAGGCGGAATAAGAGTCATTAGAAGCGGCTCTTCTCTGTTGTTCTACGAGAACCTTTACACCGGTAATGGATGGCAGCAAATAGGCACAGCAGTCAGTGGTAACTCAGCGACGTTGGCCAATAGAGGACACCAAGTTGAGATTGGCTCCTACAATTACGGTGGGTCTTACCCGTTCAACGGTCCAGTCTTCTCGACTAAAATATGGAACTCCGCATCTCCAGACACAGCCTCTCCAGTCTTAGACGTTGATTTCTCCGGCGGCGAGCACAAGGCATCCACGTTTGCCTGCTCTACGGGTCAAACGGTAACCATTAACAAATCAGGCAACGACCCCGCCACCATTGTTCGCAGACCGTTCCTTAGATTCGACGGTGCTGACAGTCGCATGGATGGCTCATTTAACGAGTCGAACACCACAGGAGGCTACATGTTCGTCGTCTATAGCGTCAACGGAAACGGGGGAGAGGCTTCGGGACGGGTATTCGTCATGAACTCCGCAGGCGAGCAGGGTTACAATAACACCCGAAGCTTCCTGTGGTCGCTGCGAAAAGGAACTGAAAACAACATTGCGTATTATCAAAATTCAACTTGGCAAGGCATTCACACACTGGGATTCGACCCAGTTGATGGGACGTTGCTTCACGAATTAAAGGCGGTTGACGGGGCGCAGTTCTCAAAGGTCAACAACGGCGATATTCAAACCTCGTCCCTCAACCTTAGCTTGTCATCGGAGGAATTTGACATCGGCGCGACCCCAGCTTCTAGCTCAAACCCCGCCATAGACATTGAAGCCCTCTACCTGTTCGACCACACGCTAACCGACGCGGACGCGACAAAGGTGCGCGATTACCTGAACGCCAAAAGCTCAATCTACTAAGCCATGCCCGAAGAAGACTACATCGAAGAACCCCTCACCGAATTGGAACAGGACCAATTAGACACTGGCTGGTTTTATTTTCTCGCCACACCGGAAGCCTATCCGGCCCTTTCGGGCTACGTTGACGAGTCGCGTGGATACCCAATCGAAGGAGCTAAAACCGCGACCCTTCACGGACTCCCACCAGCCGAGGAGCTTCTAACGACCACTGACGGTAGTGGTCAGTTAATGTTGCAGCTTGCAACTTGGAGAGTAACTTCAGACGACCTAGCAACCCTTGAGCCATACATCGAGCAAGGAGCTTTGTCTATTGTAACGGAGTTGGAATGGCTTTCGCTTAAGCCTGAAACACCCGAGGAACTCTAAGCGAATACAACCTATTTATAAATGAACACTTCCGCAGAATCACGCTATAACGCTCTAGAGAGCGAACGCCAGCCCTTCATCGACAGGGCGAGAGAAGCGTCCAAACTAACTTTACCGTATGTGATGCCCGAAGATGGGCATAATTCACACTCACGGCTATATACACCATTTCAGGGCATTGGAGCAAGAGGAGTCAACAACTTAGCATCTAAACTACTACTAGCCTTACTGGCTCCCAATGCCCCGTTTTTCCGCCTCAACTTCGACGAGCCTAAGCTCCGTGCGGAGGGGGCTACTCAAGAAATCATCACAGAGATGGAGGCAGCGCTACAAACCGTAGAGGACTCCGTGATGGAAGAAATCAGTCGTCAATCCTACCGGGTTGGCGTCCATGAGGCTCTTAAGAACCTTATCATCACAGGCAACTCGCTCTTGTATATCCCACCAGAGGGAGGACTCAGGGTATTCCACTTGGACCGTTATGTAATCAGCCGAGACCCTATGGGCAACCCGCTGAAAATCATCACTCGGGAAACCCTAAACTACAATACCCTCTCCGACGAACTCAAGGCAGCAGCAGGTTACCTCGAAGGAGAAACCACAGGCAAGAACTGTGATTTGTTTACTTGTGTGGAGTTGGTCGATGATAAGTGGTATATCCACCAAGAAATTAAAGGTAACGTCATTGAGAGTTCTATGGGTTCTTTCCCCAAGGACAAACTACCCTACATTCCCCTTCGTTTCTCTAAGATTGATGGGGAGGATTATGGCAGGGGATATGTAGAAGAATACCTTGGAGACCTCATCAGCCTAGAGACACTTACTCAGGCTATCGTAGAGGGCTCCGCCGCCGCCGCCAAGGTTCTGTTCTTGGTCAACCCTAACGGCACGACGAGAGCTAAAACTCTAGCTGAGAGCCCTAACGGTGCAATCACGCAGGGCAACGCGCAAGACGTCTCCGTCCTTCAACTGGACAAGTTCAACGACTTTAGAATCGCTTCTGACACCGCTAACACAATCAAAGAGCGCTTAGGACAAGCCTTCCTTCTTACGTCAGGTGTTGTCCGCAATGCAGAGCGGGTAACAGCCGAGGAAATTCGGATGCTCACTCTGGAGCTTGAGTCGTCTTTAGGAGGTCTCTACTCTTTGTTAAGTAACGAGCTACAGCTTCCTATGGTCAACCGGGTCATGGACCTAATGACTACCGACAGTCGTCTTCCTAAGCTTCCTAAAGACTTGGTCAAGCCTGTAATCATCACGGGTGTTGAGGCTCTTGGACGAGGAAACGACCTTCAAAAGTTGGATATGTTCTTGGCTGGTGCTGCACAAGTAGTGGGGCCTCAAGCTATCGGACAGTTCGTTAAGGTTGATGAATACTTTAAGCGTAGAGCTACCAGCTTAGGCATCAAGACTGCTGGGTTGATTAAGACTCAGGAAGAGATGCAACAAGAAATGCAACAATCTCAAATGATGGAGATGGCTTCTAAAGTCGCTCCACAAGGAGCCGCCGCTCTGGGCAACATTGCCCGAGACGCAGCAGCAGCCCCACCGGAAGCTCCCCCGGAAGAATCACAACAATAACAACAACCGTAAGCCATGACTGAAACGCATGTAATCAATGACGAGACCGCCTCAGAGCAGGTCACCTTAGAAGAAGAAGCTGCTAAAATTGAAGAACAAGAGCAGCCACAGGGAGACCGCCCAGAGTGGCTTCCTGAGAAGTTTAAGTCTCCAGAAGACTTAGCAAACGCCTACAACAACCTAGAGACGCGCTTGGGAACTCCTGATGACGACGAGAGCGAGGAAGACCTGCCTCCCACCGAGAAAAAGTCCGAGGATGAACCTTCCCAGAATGACACTATTACTAACGCTTCTATGGAGTTCTTTGAAAGCGGTGGTCTTTCGGATAACACCTACGCAAAACTTCAAGAGGTTGGTCTTAGTAAGGAGCTTGTTGATTCCTACATCGAAGGACAATCTGCTATTCAACAGTCAAGCGAAGAGGCTCTCTTAGCAGAGGTTGGTGGTCGTGAGTCTTATGACAAGATTTCTGAGTGGGCCTCGGATAACATGAGCGAAAAACAACTTAGCGCTTACAACCAAGCCATGGAAACAGGAAGCGACGAGCAAGCCTCTCTCGCTATTGACTGGCTAAAGGGTAAATACGAAGACGCCAACGGCGTATCACCTACGCTGGCACAGGGCAAGACAGCAGGTTCTGGAGTATCAGCCTTTGAAAGCCGTGCACAAGTAATGGCAGCTATGTCGGAGCGCGACGCCACAGGTCGCAAGCGCTACGAAGTAGACCCCGCCTACCGAGCCGAAGTGGAGCGTAAACTAGCACTTTCCAACCTATAACCTACATAAACCATGACAGAAACAATCAACTGGTTAATCACCAACAAAGAAACGGTCCTTCAACTCCTTACGGGTGTTGTATCCGTAGCAAGTATTCTGGCTACTCTTATCCCTAACGACAGTGCTAACGCTTGGATTGCTCGCGCAAACAAGGTTGTTAGTTGGCTAGCGCTAAACATCGGAAAGGCTAAACCAGCCTCAAAGAATGATTAAGCTACTGGCATCGCTCATGCTTGCGTTTCCTAAGATTGCCGACGTCTTTTTCAAAGTGAAAGATGAGTATACTAAGTCGTATAAAAAGAATCGCCATCGTCGCATGGATAAGCGTATCGACGACTGGTTGCACAACTCTAAGTAAAAGTGAAATTCCATATTTTATTTCAATACTTGAAGAACATTCTTTCTCACCTGAAGAGAAAGAAACCATCGCAGAGCTGCTCAGATACGCCGCGCAGCTTGAAGCGAGGTGAGCTTGTAGGTATTTGTGTTGGTCATTCCCGTCCGGGCGACAAAGGTGCAGTCAATTACGACGGCACAGTTGACGAATGGAGCTACAACCTAGAAGCCGGGGAGGCTCTCAAAAAAACCCTTAAAGATAAAGGTGTGCGTTCGGTTCTTTACTCGTCCTACGAAGGGAAAACCTATCGCACCGCGATGACATACATCCGAAAGAAGCTCAAGCTAGACGGAGCTACGTTAGCTGTAGAGCTTCACTTCAATGCTTCTGGCATACCCACTGTGCGAGGTTGCGAGACTTGGTATCGTTACGGTTCTCCTGAAGGACGTAAACTAGCACAACACATTCAAACATCTATTATCGCTGCTTATGGCAACCGAAACAGAGGAGTCAAAGCAGCCAGAGCACCCGACAGAGGATTCAGCTTCATGAAAAATGATGCCCTTCCTGCTGTTCTTTGCGAACCATTTTTCGGAGACGACAAGAAAGACTACATCTTGTTCTCCAAGCCGTCCAAGCTGGGTCAACACCTAGCTGACGGTATCTAC